GGGTCAGTGGCCCCAACAAGAAACAGCAAGAAGAGATGCGCTCGGTCCAAGATAAGTTTGAAGGACTGACCATCTTCGTGATGAACGTAGAATCATTCTCCTCGCTCAAAGGTCAGAAGGCTGGGGAGTGGATGGCTCGTGCGCTTGGCACAGGGGGCATGATAGCAATAGACGAATCAACAACAATCAAAAACCATAAGGCCAAACGCACTAAAGCTTTAATGAAGATCGCAGCGCAGTTCAAGTACAGAAGACTGCTGACAGGATCTCCCGTAACCAAAAGCCCGATGGATATCTATTCGCAGTGCGAGTTCCTCCGCCCTGGGCTCTTGGGCTACGATTCATACTACGCCTTCCAGGGACGCTATGCTGTAGTGCAGCGCAAAACCATGGGTCAAGCGGCATTCCAACAGATCGTAGGCTTCAAGAACCTAGATGAGCTAACCAAAAGGATCGATATGTTTTCTTTTCGTGTGCTCAAGAAAGACTGCCTTGATCTGCCCGACAAAATATACACAGCCCGTTACGTTGGCATGACCAAAGAACAGTTCGACATGTACGAACAGATACGCAAACATGCCATGGTTCTGTTGGACAGTGGCGAGATGTCCACGGCTCCCGCTGTGATCACGCAGATGCTGCGCTTACAACAGATTATGTCGGGCCATCTCAAGACTGATGAGGGAGATATGCTGTACTTCCCGTCCAAAAGGATGGAGGCATTGGAAGAAATCATCAACGAGCATGACGGCAAAGCCATCATCTGGTCACGGTTCCGCCACGATATCATCGGCATGACAGACATGCTGAACAAGAAGTTCGGCGAGGGGTGCGCGGTGTCATACTTCGGAGATACATCCGATGATGATCGGGCTGCAGCGGTGCTCAACTTCCAGAACCCTGATCACCCGCTGAAGTATTTCGTCGGCAACCCAGCCACCGCTGGCTACGGTCTGACTTTGACCGAGGCTAACCTCGTGGTATACTATGCCAACGACTTCAACCTTGAGACAAGGATCCAGTCAGAGGATCGGGCTCACAGGATCGGACAGAAAAACAAAGTGACATACATCGATCTGATCTGCGAAGGCAGCATCGATGAACATATCGTTAAAGCATTACGCACCAAGATCGACATCGGTGCAAAAGTTCTAGGAGAGGACGCAAGAGAATGGCTAAGTCTAAAACCCACGATGAAATGATCGAGTCTATCTGTGACTATAAGAAAGGCTGGACTAATCTAGCTAACGCAACCAAGGAACTAGGGGAGCTAGCTGGGCTAACCCCTGATGTAGCCGCGTCTCTGCTCAAAAACATGAAGCGAGATAACGTCACGAATATCCGCGGCTATAGTAAAGAACCAACGCGACTTGCCAAGAGTAAAATTGGAAGATCGAACGAGCCAAAAAAATAGCCCCCTAGTGTGCAAACTAGGGGGCCAGTTGTGAGATTAGGCTACAAGGAAAACATTTGGGGCCTATCTCGAGCAGTTCTTATAGTTTAACCTTGATCGTGCTTTTCAGCAACAGCTTTCCGAATTAATACCGATAACTGTCGGGCCATGGACCGCTGTTCGCCATCCGCCAACTCACGCAGCAGAGCGTGGTCCTCTTTGATAAGTCCCACGTTCTGAAACTTTTGTTTATCTTTGTCGTCTAACTTTTTACGAGCCATGATGCCCTCCTATTTGTAGTTAGCTTATAGAGGATGCGTTAGCAGAGTGCAAGTTAATCCCCGATCCAGGTGTAAGCAGGGACAGATGCAAAGTTCTTGTCCTCGCCCAAGGCTCTCAAGACTGGGCCTTGGGCGAGGCTCAGGTGATCAGCAATCTCCGCCACCGTCATGGCATAGCCCTCGCCTTTAAGGTACTCTTTGATCCTAGTTTGATCTACAGATTTCTCGGCAACAGGATCCTCCTTGCCAACAACTGCAACCCTGATCGCCCGCCACGGTGTCTCGTGCCGCTTGTCTTCATAGTTCGGGATCGTGTGCGCCTCGACGATGTCACCGATCTCCAATGCTATCTTATTAACTAAACGCTGGTTGAAAAATACCGACTCGCCTTTCTCGTTAGAACCAAACGCACTGCCCGTGTAGGACATGTCCTCAATCATAACTCGCATCACGTCAGTCTCGAATGCTTTTCTCATGTTCATATGTTCTTTCCTTCTTTGCGTAATGTTCGGGTGAAATCCTTCAAGTCTTCCACCGCATGCCAGTATTGGTTTTCTGTCAACGAGGCGGTGTCCCGCTTGTGTCGTTCCTGTTGTAATCGGTCCACCTGATTGCGAAGGAAGGCCAAGACCGATTGTTCCGCAGGGGTGAGTTCCATTACCAATCCCTCCCAAATACTTTTGCGAATACCTCATCCAAAATCTTTTCTAGTTCATTGCTCGTCATCGTTCTCTCCTGTACTTTCTATTTCCCCTGAACCGTTGCAAGTCTCACACGTTTCAGTGCGGGTGTCTAAATACCCTACGTCCCTGCTAGAATTGTGGGGCATCGGATAATCATAAGAAACCACCCCCTCACCTTCGCACACAGAACACGTTTCGTTTTGTTCTTTTTCTTGCTGCTCCATGAGCCACGCTTTAACTCTACCCATCTTTACACTTCCTCCTTAAATATTGAGTTGCCAACATCAATCGGTATCTCGATTGTGGTTACTTTAAACGGGCAGTACAGACAGGTTCTGCGCCGCTTGATTGTCGGAAACCCGTACCCAAAATGAGGTCGGGAATCCGAAGCCTTTAACTTCTTGTTGCAGTCAGGGCAGTGTGACACGCTAAGGCTCACTCCTCCTCCTCGGGTATCCAGCTACTGTCCTCGCCGTGAGAGTACTCGCCCTCAAACATGCCGCCCTCGTCTGTGTAATCAGCTTGGACCTCAATGCCCATCGCATGCAACTTGTCCCACACAGGAATAGGTGGAGCCCACGCCGTCCAACACTTGAACGAGAACCACGAAACAGGAATAGGATACTCCTCGTCCGAGTGCTCAAGACCGCCATCGTCGATCTCAACATCCTGAACCTCCCACTTGGTCCCCCAGTTATCAACTCGCCAATCGTAACCCGTCATGCCACTTATCTTCTCAAACGGGATAGGCAAAATAACGTCACAAAATCTCGGCTCCTTTAATTCAAGAGCCCAGTATAGTTCCGAAACCAAGTCCCGTGGACCGTGGATGTAGACTGATTGATCGCAATGATTAGGCATTATGTTTCCTTCCTTGTTTCCATGTAACTTTCAATTAAACCTTGCGCGACTTGAGGAACGATGCCGTTACCGTAGGCGCGGAGTCGTCCCACTCTGGAGGTAGCCCCATCAACCAACGGGCATGTGTCGGGTTCAACTGGCCTCCACTTGCCATCTCGGCAGAAGAGCCAATCCGCATCTCCCCAGTGACCGTTAGTCTTGCTGGCCCCGTCTTCGGAACCGTGTACCCCATCGCTTGCGATAACTCCGCGTCCGTGCTGATCTTCGCCGCCTCGTTGAGATACATCGGGACCGTCTTCTGGTTGGCGTTGGTCTTGCGAAACTGTCGGCGCTTCTCCAATGTCTCTGGGTTTGCGTTGCGCTCTGTGGCTGTCGGTGTCGGCCAGCCCGTCAACCGTGCCGCGTCCGCTGGGTTCAAACCCGCGTTCATCCCGCGCTTGATCTTCGCGTCTGGCTCCTCGCCCCGCCCGTTGTTGGTCGCGTTGGGTGTCGGCCAGCCCACCGTTAGTTGAGCCGTTACGTCCAAGGTGTCCGTGCTGAACTTCCCGTTCCTGATCCGTCCGCCCTGATACCCGCCCTTGTGATCCCGTGTCGTCGGTGTCGGCCACGAACCAGATACGTTGCCTGATGTGCGGGGCACCGAAGCTCGCCGCGCAGAGATCGAACGCCCCAAAGGCGTAGTCCTTTGCTTCCATGTCAGTTTGTACAAGGTCGAGCCAGCCGAGTCCGTCTTTGCTTGCAACCTGCTCTCCAAAGATTGTTGCAGGGCGGCACTCTTGGATGAGGTGGTTCCAATGGGGCCACAGATGCCGCTCGTCAGAAGTCCCTGCCCGTTTGCCTGCGCCGCTGAAAGGCTGGCACGGACATGATCCTGTCCAAACGGGCTGGTCGTCCGCCCACCCTGCGCCGCGGAGGGCAAGGCTCCAGATGCCAATCCCTGCGAAGAAGTGGCACTGAGTAAATTCAAAAAGTTCTTCTGGTCTGACATCACTGATGCTCCTATCATCGACAACACCGTCCGCGATGTGTCCAGCTTTGATTAAATTACGCAACCACTCCGCGGCATACGGATCGATCTCGTTGTAATACGCGCTCACAGGTTTACCCCTTCGATTATAATAAACGGCACATATGATTTGAACGTAGCCTCGTAGTGGGTGAAGCCATGAAACAATTCATCAAGGTACTTGCCATTCAAATCTATGATTGGACGAGCCTCGGTCCCCGCAACAGTGTGCTTGCCATTGAACAATGCCTCGGTTGGATCAGCATACAAAAACATCATGGTGCCCTTGATAGCACGGGTGAACCGAAGCCCACGGTCCCAACCAAAAGACAGCAAGACAGAGCCCTCTATCCACACACGGTTGTGACCACGGTTTTTGCCGACCTTGTAGGTCTTTGTGAGATATCTTTCGCTCATTGCGCTGTCCCCTTCCAAATCACCAACGCATCAGCAAAAGGCATGTCGTTTAAAATGCGGCGCGTCTCACCCGCTTGCTTGTTAATGACCCAATCGCCATCAGTCACAGTCGGGTGGTACTTGCTCTGGTAAATGCCGTCCTTGTACTTAAACTGAAACAGCACATGAGACTTCAACTTCTTCTTCAACTCACGCGCACCGAGGAACTCATTGACCTGATCCGCGCACCAATATTCTAGGCACTGCTCCAAACCTTCGGGGAAAATATCAGAAGCGTCAGTCTTAGGTAGTGTCTTGAAGTAATCGTGGACCGCCTTCATCGTAGCGCGGTAGTCAGCTTTGCACTTCGGGTGGTCATACTCATAGTCACAGCCGCCTTGGCCAGCGTTGCTCACAATAGCGACAGGCTTGCCGTCTACATATAATGAGGCTTGGTAGCAGTGAGTCTCTTCGCTGGCCCACGCAGTGTGCTTGATGTTCTTTAGTTCTAGTTTCATGGTTCTTGCTCCTTGGTTTCTATTAATTGAGTATTGTTTGTAAGTTATAGGGCCGTGGACCATGGGTCAAGTGAAAGTTTGCGTCAGCGCGTCACTATAGACAGTATTCTCACAGGTTTTGTTTTTTTTTGAAAAAGTAATTCAAATATGCTGACTCAATTGACGCATTGACTCAACCCCTTATTTACATAGCTGTACCAGCCCATATCTGAGTCTTTTTGAGTCATTTGAGTCACTTTCCTGTGGAATAAGTGTCTATATAGGCAAGTTGCGCTTTGTTTTCTCGATGTTGCAACGTCAAGCCCTTTGATATAACTTGTAGCCAACGAACAACGAGGGACGCAATGACATCGGCTAAGAAGAAGATTGAAGAAGAACACGGGCGGACACTGACAAATCGCCAAATGACTTTTGCCAGACACATAGTCGAAGGCATCTACTCTAATGCGGAGTGCGCTCGCAAGGCTGGGTTTTCTCACGATGTTGCCGCCAATCAGGCCTCCAAGCTTTTGAATGGCAGGGACTACCCGCACGTCCTTGAGTACATCCAAGACTTGAGAACAGAACGAGAGCGCCGATATGGCGTCACCACGATAGGCCAGCTTCAACGTCTGCATCAACTAAGTAGCGGAGCGGAGGACGCAGGCCAGTTTTCTGCGGCTATCAACGCGGAGAAAATACGTGCCGCATTAGGTGGCTTAACTGTCGATAGGCGGGAGCAAGTCAACACGATTGACGCGCTGTCTCGTGATGAGATTGTTGGTCGTCTGGCTGATCTCCAAAAGAAATATCCACAGGCCTTTCAGATCGAAGGCGATTACAAGGACGTGACCGATGAGCAAGGGCCCCGAGGCGAACTTTTGGAACTCAATTCGGTCGAACTTGCCGAAGAATTGCCACGCGACAAGGATTGAAAACAAGCACGGCGGCGGGGTTCCTGATGTTCACGCTGTCTGGGATGGCTTGCCCTTCTGGCTTGAATTAAAGGTTAGTAAATCAAACGCAATAAAAGTCAGTCCGCACCAAATCGCGTGGCATGCCGCATATTGGGCGCGTGGAGGGTCAAGTTTCTTCTTGGTAAAGAGGTCCTTGACGCGCGAACTACTTTTATTTGAGGGTAATTCGGGGGCCGCGGTCCTAGATTTGGGGTGCCTTGCGCCCTGCGCCTTGTCTTGCGCCTCTATTCCTGCTTTTTTCGGTGCCTTGCGCCCTGTTTTGGTGGATCGGTTGTCCTGCGCCTTGCGCCCTGCGCCTTAGCTCTGCGCCCTGCTGCTCTGTGTTTTTTATGTCAGGATCCTGGATCCTCGGCCAAAAGAAAAAGGGGCCGAAGCCCCT